CCTATGTCAGGTTACGTGACCTAATTATGGGGCAAAATGATTTTGTAAAAAAACAAACAGATATCATTAAATTTGTTTCGCTTTATTGTCGTGAAGGTGACCCAAGTATTCCAAATGTATATGATGGTGAAATGGAAAATGAATGGTGGATGTATTGTGTAGAAACAAATACACAATTATTACCAAAATTCGTCTATATTTTAGCGAATACATTTATAACTCGAAATAAAGATTATGATGATGTATTGAATGATTTAAAAAGACAGATTGGCAAACGAAGCGATAAAGGCGATACATGGGTCGATGAAAATAGTGGCGAGGTTATTTGTTATATAGATAATGACGTTTCCGAGGGATATAAAGATGGGTTTGCCGATAAAAGTAGGGATATAATTGAAAAAGATGTTGGAGAAGTTATATTAGAAAAACAGCAGCAAAAACAGGCAAAACGTTTAAGTCCAGAGGGTGAAATGGTTTCAAATGTTGTTAGTATTTTATCATCAAATATGGGAATAGATATCGAACAAAATAGAGATTTTATAATAAAGATAGTAACTGAATTAATTAGTGATACCCGAATTTTAGAAAAGGAACCTGCATATAAAAGGCGAGAGGATGATGCTGCGAAAAAGGGTAAAAAAATCCCATCATATATGACTGTTTATAGTTCAACAATAATGTATCTTACATTGGGTATGTATTTAATAGCAGTGCAAACAAGTATACCGTCAATAAAAACAAGAAAAACAGCACCAGGATGTGTGCGTTCATTTAACGGATTCCCATTTGAAGGAGAAGGAGACGATAGTGGATTAAATTATGTTGCTTGTGTTGCATTAAAAAGCAGAGACACAACAACTATTCCTTGGAATTCTTTGCCAAAGAATGAAGAAAAAATAGCAACAACATTAAAGGCATTTATTATTAGATATTTGATGCCATATGCAGAGGTCGAACAAAAGATAAAAGAAAAAACGGAATATTTATTAACGAATCCAGAGCAAGACATACCAGAAGAATATAGTTTGGGAAAATGGACAAATTTTTTACCGCCTTTAAAACAATTTCATATTAAGCATTTGGATAATATTACAAATGGGTTTACGGAAGAATTACAAAATGAATTACAAACGGGGAATCATAGGCAATTAGAAAAAATGTTAGTACTTGAATCTAAAATAATATCATATTCGCTTGCAATTCAAGAAGCAATTCAAAAATTGATAGAAAAGAAAGATTTATTATTAAGTTCGTCTGGAAAGCCTTTTATGGACAATGCTTGCTGTAACGAAAAAACTACTCAAATAACAACATTAGGATATTTTATAAATGAAGATGCAAGTATAGATAATTATAATCAAATAGTGAAAAAATTATCAGCATTGGTTAGAGACATCAAAATACTAACACAAGGGGCAATTATGTTATCTGAAGTTAATACGAAAAGAATATATCCAGAAGTTTCAAATGATTTTAGTGAAGAAACAATTTATCAAGCATTTATTGATTTATGTAATTTTCAATCATCTATTCCGTTAGCGGAAGATTTAGCGACAATATGCATAGATAAACCCGAATATTTAAAAAAATCCGATACTTTTCAAGAAAAAATTGCAAAATTAAAAAGAGATGGACGAAATTATACAAAAGAACAGTTTTTAAGATTGTTTCAATTAGTAAGTAGAAATAACATTATTCGTATGTCGATGAATAAAAAACCCGTCTCATGTGTAGATGATTTATCAAAAATTTTAAATGATTTAGATGTGGAAGAAAATGAAACTGTTCCAAAGGCTCTAACCCAAAAATTAGAAAAATTGGTAGAATCGTATGATGTAACAATGGAGACTGATACAGAAAATATGAGAACTTTGAAAAATTATTTGGTGAATTCTATTACTGCAATGCGAAAGAACATCATAAATTTTATTAAGTCAAAATCAAAGGCAAGTAATTTAGAATTAACAAATATAACTGCATTTTTAAATAATTTAAGTGTTTGGAGGTTTGACGAAAATAAAAGAAATGAAAATAATAAGATAACAGACGATGGAATGTATAATTATATCAATTTTTACAAAAATTTTATAAATTTATTTGCCGCTGTTTTTCCTTCAACAATCATTAATAAAAATCTACATACTATTACTATTGAACCGCACGGTTATTGGAAGCTTAGTGAGGATCATGAACGAGATATAATAGACATGGTAGAAACGTTTTATGAACCAATTAATAAGTTTTATGGTAATAATACAATCAATAATGTATTATATGAAATAAAAAATAAATGTCGGGGTATAAATTTGTTATCTTTAAACACCCCTGCACCAACAAATATTAAAATAGGAGATAAAATAATATATTCTGGATTTGAAAAAAGAACATTAACATTATTATATGAATATTATTTCCTGAGTATTTTAACTGAATATGTTAGTTTAACTAACAATAAAGCTATGATTCAAAAAACTTTTGTAAATGATGAAGACATATATAGCCGCAATTATATAATGGATCAAGAATTAAAATTATCAGAGGATGAACAGGAATATTTAGAAGGAGATATTAGTAAAATGAAGCAAGATGTCGCAAAATTATTGGTTGCTTATTTAACTATAATGATGAAGTCGAAGAAGACTATAAATACATCGTATGATGATATAGAAGATGCCGTATTCAAATTAAAAGAGGCAGAAAAATATTCATTTACAGATAGATTAAAAGATATGACAGAGGAAGAAAGAGTAGTAGATACAATTTTAAAAAATTATAAATTAGGACCTCTTTATAGCATTGGAACATCAAAAGGAATTAAGACATATGACCCAGATATTTTTGAACACGATAAATTTGTAGCAAATCAGGTTTCTGAATTACAGAAAAAATTAAATAAAAGGGGTGTAACAGATGATGATATGGATATGGAAATGAATGATGCAATCGATGAAATGAATACAGATAGAGACATTGAAAATGATTTAGCTAAAGATTTTAATAATACAGATGATTATGATGACGGCGATCCATGGGGAGAAGAAGCAGAAAATAACGATGATTACGATTAATCATAAATATAATAAAAAAAAGTAATAATAATATATAGGATGAGAACATTTATAAGAAATAATATTACTTTAGTATCCATAATAATATTTTTAGTAATTTTTGGGCTAATTCAAATGTATCGTCCAGGGTTTTTATACAATAGAGACGGTTCTATAAGAGAATTTGGAGTCGGGTACAAGAATAAAACAATTTTACCTTTATGGTTGCTTTCACTAATTTTAGGTATATTGTCTTATTTATTGGTTATGTATTATTTGACATATCCGAAGTATTTGTAATAACGGTCTTTAAGTTAAATTTTATATAATTATTTAACTTAAAATTTATTTACGCATTTTTTTAGTTTTACGTTTACGTCGACTAAGACCACGTCGTTTACGGCGACTAAGACCATGTTTTCCACCATTTCTTTTAAATACTTTCAATGGTATATCGCCTGCTATCTCATCATCAGGTGTATTAGGATGTAAACTTGGATATAATTTTTTGCCTTGCTTATGTATATTCTCTATATTGTTATTATAAATTGTATTTAAATGATGTACTATTTTTTCAGTATCTTTACTATTAAATGTATTAATATCTGAATAATCAATATTACCATATTTATTTCGAAGATATTGACCAATTACATTTTGGATAAGATTTTTATTTGAATTGAAATAATCGAATCTTTCTCCTTCAAAAAACCTTAATAATTTATTTATATAATTTTTAAGAATATTTATTTCTGTATTATTCATATATTAACAATATATATTTAGAAAAATAAAAAAGTTTAAGAAACGGTATAAGTAGTAGTATTATTTAGCTCAGTTTGTTTATCTGCTTCTTCTTGATTTTTTAGGTACGAATCATAATCTGCCTTAACTTGTTTGACATCCTTTACACATCCTCTTGTTGCTAAATTATAATAGACAATTGAAGATATTAATATTGCTGTATAAATGTACCATAATGCTTCTCCAATATTATCTTTCAAAACTACTAAATCTAATAGGTTCTTTTTGATTTCTAAATTATCAAACATACCAGCAGTCATTAATGGTTTTAATACATTCCATATTTGCATAAAATTATCTGGACTCATTTGGTTTATTAATATTGATTTATTTCCACATATTTTCATAATTGCTTCAGCTGCACTTGTTAATTCTTTCTTTTGATTTCCATCATTTGAATTTTCTATCATCTCATTAATGTCAGTGCCTATTAATAATGACGAAAAAATGTCGTTGGCGCTTCCGGAAACAACATAGTACCCAATAACATCTGAAAATGCAGATTTAAACCCTGGAAAAACAATTAATACACCCAATAAAATTCCGAATATAAACAACCATGGTATAAATGTAAACAAAGCAGCTGCTCCTATATTTTGACCAGCAGAACCGCCACATTTAGAAATTAAATATCCTGTATTTAAGAAGAATTGACTAATTATAACAACACCCAAATAAAATGCTAAACTTTGCATAGTTCTGGAATAATAGTCCGGGCTAATCCCACCATCTACTAAATCATCTAATAATAGTTCTGGTTTGCCAATACTAGGAAAAGCAAAATAGATAATTGTTATAATTGTAAAAGATATTAATGACAATAATGATATATCCATTATATAGATAATTGGTATAAAATATTTTTGTTTTTTAAAGGTAATTATAAATGAATACAATTGAAATATCTAAACCAATGCTCACTGAACCGGGAGTAACATATTTTTTAAATGAAACTCTTAAACAGTGTCATATTTTAAAAGAAAAATATTACAACAATGTATTTAACGTTGTCCTATTATTCTGTTTTTTTGTAATTTTAGGAATATTATTATTCTACAAATACAAAGGCAAACTAACAACGGAAGAAATAGAACAAAGAGAATTAGAAAAGAAAAAATATATATTATCTAAAATTAGAAACTATCAAGAAACTAAACTGAGAGCACAACAACAACTAATCACTGGACTACCTCATTGGGAAAATGAATTTGATATTATTAATGACACTCCTAATAAAAAGTTAAGTCGATAGAATAAATATATACACATATTTTATAATGGCTGAAGCTATACAAAAAATAACTCCAATTGATGCTATTAATGAATTTTATAAATTAAAAGACAAATATAAAAGCGGATACTACGATAAATATATCAAGCCAATAATAAATAATGAAAAAAAATCAAAAAGGGAAAAACGTGTAGAATATTCTAAATTGCCTAAACCAGAATGTATTAATTGTAAAAGAAATGTAGAAACCATTTTTACAATAACAAATGATGCGGGGATCAGAAAATTTATTGCTAAATGTGGTGATTTAACTGCTCCGTGCCCTTTAGATATACAAATTGATTATTCAAAAAGACAACAATATTATGAAGGTATAAAATATGGACTTGATAATATAGAAATACTTAAATTGGATATTATAAAGGAAAAAAATAATGCTTTGTTTTTTGAAAAAAATAATGACACCATAAGTAATTTTGAAAAATTGACTGAATCATTAAAAAATGAAACAGAACTCACTGGTATTTTTATTGAACAAGATATATTAACAAATGACAATCCCGTAAAGGCTGAATTATTGAAAAAAACGATTGATGAATTTGGTAATGCATTTTTAATACCTTTTAAAAAAATGGTAAGCGAATATGTTGATACAAGCAATGAACTTATTTTAAACCAAGCAATTCAGTTTTATGTGAATGAAATGGTTCCAAAATTAAAAGAAATACAGAATCTACGGTATGATGTTAATTTTATAGATTATAATGAAATAATGGATACATACACTTTAATACAACGACCAAATTCGATTGAAAATAAAGAACAGAGGGATGAAGAAGATGATAAAGTCATTAAATTTATTAAGGGTATGCCTAATATAACCGCAAAAACAAAAACAAAAAAGGCGACAAATGTTGAAACTACTAAAAATAAAACTACTAAAAAT